ATGGGAGCAAAGAATAAATCAACTGCTAGAAAATGTCGAGGTAATAGTAGACCCAGACGATGCTTCCCCACAAGGTCAGTTCGAGAAAATGCTAGACAGCTTTCTGACAGGTAAAGTACAGGCTCGTCAGAAAGACGAGATAATGAATGGCAAGCCATGGCACGACTCAGACGAAGCCAAGGTTTACTTTAGGTCAGAAGACCTATTCATTTATTTAGAAGCAAGACGTTTTAGATACACAACCCAGCACCAAGTCTGGTCTTGGCTCAGGTTGTTGGGTGGCGACAGGAAAACATTTAGAATAAAAGGCAAGCCAGTTAAGGTTTGGTCTGTTCCTGAGCCAGAGTTTTTCGATGACGATGATGCTCTCGACATACCAAGTGCAGTCACGGAGGAGTTTTAAATGTTACCATATTATAAAAAAACTATTCCTTGCGACTGGTGCGGAGAACACACCCATGGCAGAATATTAGAACGAGACATACTTTGCGGAAGCTGTAAGAAAGTAATAATTAACGACTGGGAAAAAGGATTTAACGAAAATGAACCTGAGCGATACCACGAATGGATACTGTGGAAGTTTAGGAAAGAGAACTATCGGGAGGGTCTTTTGAGACACCTTAATGAGAAAGGAAATAAAGATGAGGCACGTGCAGATAATACTTGGTCCCCCTGGAACAGGAAAGACAACGACTCTTCTGAACATAGTTGATAACGCTTTAAAAAGAGGTGTCGCTCCGGAGCGTATTGCTTATCTTGCTTTTACTCGCAAGGCTGCAAGCGAAGCTCAAGAAAGAGCCATGGTTCAGTTTGGCTTCGATGCGGACAGGTTTCCTTATTTTAGGACGCTGCACTCTTTAGCATTCAAAACTTTAGGTCTGCAAAGAGATGAGGTTATGACCGACAACCATTATAGGAAGTTGGGCAAGGCTATTGGTGTAGAGTTTAAAGGCATCTATGATGAGAACCTAGGAATTCACACAGGTGATGGTCTCGGAGATAAATGCTCAAGAGTTGAGTCTTTGGCGAGAGTTGGTATTCGTTCAATGGAAGATCAATTCCATCTAAGCAATCAAAATGACTTGACGTTGCATGCAGTTAAGCAATACAATAACTCATTGACCACCTACAAAAAGAGGAATGGCTTGCTAGACTTCACCGACATGCTAGAGCAATATCAAACTTCATTGCCGATAGATATATGCATAGTCGACGAAGCCCAAGACCTGAGCTCGTTGCAGTATCGCATGGCGATACTAGCCTCCTCCCAAGCCTCGGAAGTTTACATTGCTGGCGACGATGACCAAGCGATATTTGGTTGGGCGGGTGCGGATGTGAATAAGTTCCTGAGTTTAAAAGGTGACAAAAGAATTCTGCCTCAGAGTTTTAGAGTTCCTAGGAGTGTGCATGCTTTGGCTTTTGATGTTGTTAGCCGAATAAAGAATAGATATGTTAAGCCATTACAACCGAGGCTCGAAAAAGGCACAGTCAATTATATATCCGACGATGAGGGAATAGACTTCGGAGCTGATGAGGGAACTTGGCTATGCATGAGTCGAAGTAAATACCTGCTCTATAGAATTAAAAGAGTGGTGCGTCAGCAAGGATATGCTTACACCTACAATGGTCAAAGCTCTCTAGACACCGACGAGACCAAGGCTATAACCTCGTGGGAAAAGATCCGTAAAGGCAAAGAGCTCAATAGACCAGAAGCGAAGAACCTTATTGGCTTTTTTAATTTTAACATAAAGCTAGAGAAAAAAGACACCTATAGAATAGACGACCTTGGGCTTCCGGAAGAAGCTAGATCCAAAGACTGGATGGCAATACTAAAAGGCTTGCCACCCGATGAACGAGAATATCTAAGATCTTGCATGCGTAATGGCGAGAAGTTCACCGACAAACCCAGAATAACAATTTCAACAATACACCAAAGCAAAGGTGGCGAAGCTGACAATGTGGTATTGATAACCGACATGGGAAAGTTAAGCTGGGACAACCTAGGAAGCGATGAGGAGAACAGAGTATGGTACGTTGCATTGACCAGAGCAAAGGAGAATTTGTATCTTGTACAGCCGAGAGGCTTGAGATATTTTTCCATCTAATTTGTAAGCCATTGTTTTTAAACGAATCAAAAGTGTTTACATCTCTGTGTAGAAAAGATAGAATACTTTTATGATTACTGAGAAAGGAAAAATCATGAATACTGTAACTTATACTCTTAATCCGAAGAGCCTTGTTGTAAAAGGCTATGAGTCCGAAAAGGTTGCTCGCTCGATGGGCAACGGAGTTGCCTTCTTTAAGAATGCTGATGAGCTTCTTGCCGATCGCAGCGTAACAGGATCCCTGCTCGTTAAAGCATACAACGAGCTGACTGATAAGCCTGTTAAAAAATTCTCTGATAACAAAACTGGTGCCAAGCGTTTTATGGATGCTATTGCTGATATCCATGTAACGACTACACCTTTCGATGGAGGAACTAAAGTGAAGTCACCACCTCAAATTGATGCACTCCCAGGAATGACACCTCTCGGTATTGCTGAACCTAAAAAGGTTGCCAAGCCTCGTGGGTCTTTCGCAGGTCATATGATCAAGATCCTAGTTACCGAGAACCCTCGCAAGGCAAACACCAAAGAGGTTTCCGGATATGCTTCTTTTAACCTTCTGTTAAAGCATGGTGCCGATATGCCTTATGAGTATTACATCAAAGAAGGTGGTCGCTTGCAGGATCTAAAGTGGGACATCGACCACGGTTGGGCTGAGACCTATGGTGAATAAGATCATAAAAGAGATCGAGGGGTTCACCATTGAAAGTGGTGTCCCCTTAACCGACGCATCTAAGTCTAAGGACAAGTGGGCGAGGTTAGTGGCAGGGATGTCTATCGGAGACAGTGTTGTTCTTAAAAAGTCAGGCGACGTTGTTTCCTTTAGAATGATGTGCAAAAAGCAAGGCTTCAGTTGCAAGTCTAGATCCATTAGAGACAACGAGGGACAATCAACCTCGGATGTAAGAGTTTGGAAATTAGAAAATGAAGATTAAAATCATATCAGACGACAGAGTTTCGTCAGGGAAAAATTTATCTAGGGTCGCTTGGGAGCTATCACGCTCCCCCGACGACACCACCCCATTAGACACGATCCTATCTATCGACGCACCAGTCAACGAGATACCATCTATTGTGATGAGTATTGAGTGCACTATATTAGAGCGAGAAATATTCGCCTCATTCAGAGACCACGTTATGTGGGCAAGAACCTCTAGAGTTGACGCACCTTCCGAGTTCACTGTTCCGGATTACTTTAAATATTCCGAGGTGATGGATGATATCATAATGCTAAAAGACAAAATAAAAGTAGATATGGACGCAGGTGTTATTCAGGACGAGTATCGGTTGCATATGCCTATTTGCGCAACAACCTCATTTACCACTAGGCTGTCTTGGAGAGGCTTAATAAAAATTTATAAGTTTTATGAAAAGCTCGCAAAGATTGATCCATATTTCGTTATTGGTAAAACCGAGATGAATAATAAATTTCAGTTACACAAGTATGCTGACAACTATAGTTATGTCGATCCGATACCTATGATTCAAGAGCATGAAATGGTAAGTGGTGGAATTGGACCAATCGTTACTGTGTTTCAAGAAATGACTATTGGCTTGAGAGCTCAGGTTGTTCGCCATCGAAACTATACAATCAAAGACAACCTTATGGAAATAATAACTGCTAAGGATTGCTGGACGAGAACTCTCGGTGACAAGATTAAAATATCTATTTCAGCTGAGATTGAGTTCTGGAAAACAGTTGTTAATAAAAGGCAGTGTTGGATTGCTCAGTATGGTATTTGGAAAAACATAATAGTTGTTGCGCAAGAATACATACCTATCAGTGAGCAAGACTTGCCATGTAATAAAGGCTTCTGCCCTTATACTAGGGATGCCGAGTTGAGGCATACCGACGACGATCCTGGAGCACCTTGCCCCATTCATAGTGACTTAACCTCTACACCCATCGACCCAAAGTACATGGACATGGTGCGTATTGAAGCAAGTTACAGACCTGCCTTTTGGCAAAAACACATAGATAAACTGGAGGACGCATAATGACTATGAAAATTTATTTGGCTGGACCATTTTTTAATCCTAAACAGATCGAGACGATCGAGGCTATCGAAAATGAATTCGATAAGTATGGTTTCGATTACTTCTCACCTCGGAAAAGTGGTGGTGTTATTGGTCACCTTTCACTAGAGGATAGAACCAAAGCATCGAAAAGCATTTACGACAGCAACATTAACGCAATGATTGATGCTAATGTTTTATTCGCTATTGTAGATGGCAGGGACACAGGCACAGTTTACGAGATGGGATATTTCCGAGCCTTGACCGATCACTTTAAATTCAAAAGCGAAAGCAGTGCAGCTGAACACAAACGATATTCAATAACCTATACCAACGAGAACTTTGGCTTGAATATTATGCTGAAGGAAAGTGTAGATGCACACATTATCGGAGTTGGTGACCTGCAAAAGTTCGCAGGACTTTCCGCTAGAGCTTGGGACAGACCAAAAGGTCGGTCGATGTCTGCTGGAATAGACTGGGAAGACCATATTGGTCGCAGGGCAAAAGTCCTAGAGCAGTTTCAGAACTTCAATCCGGATGTTGAATAATGGATATTGTAAAGCTATTCAGCGTCTCGCAAGGCATGTCAGCAATACAAAGGTATTCCCAGCTGCACTTGCTCAAGTCTGAATCAGTGATGGAGCACACAGGCTTTGTGTGCCTCTTCACATACACTCTATGCGAGGAGATCAATTCGGTCTCCTCTGCCAAAAATAAGCTGGATGTCGGAATGGCTCTGCAAAAAGCAATCGTGCATGACATCGACGAAGTTATAACAGGTGACATCCCAAGACCAACTAAATATTACAGCGATGAGTCTGTTGCTGTATTCAAAAAGATAGCGGAAGCTGGCATTGACCAGATAATTAATGAGTTGAGAATAAACAGCAGGAACATGAAGACCAACTGGGAGCAGTCTAAGGCTGGGAAGGAAGGTATGATTGTTGCGTTGGCTGATCTATCCTCGGTAATATACAAACTCTGGGAAGAGATATTAATGCTTGGCAACAAGAAACTTTTCAGGCAAGCTAATGAGGTAAAGAACTTCTTAGGAGACTTTAAAAATAAAATAGCAAATGGCGGTTGGTTTGCACCAGAACAGGAGCACATTATTGATGTTGCTTTAGATCAGCTCTATACAATACTTAACGAGATTTCGAAAACCTCCGACCCAATACACGGAACATTCAAAACATTCGAAGTCGACACAATGGTACACCACAGATAAAAGGAAAAAATATGGTACATCATAAAGAAAAATATAATCAAAATTTTGTTAACAGAGTTCACGAGATGAGAGCTGTAAAATTTACAAATGAAGAAATAGGCAAAGAGCTAAACATTAAAGCAGCAGCTGTTACCTATATTCTTAAAAGTCGACCTTATGTAAAAACCTCTCCGATGGATGTTGTTTTAGAAGTTTTCCACGAGGAAGAAGAAAAAGAAAGCATGTCAGCTAAAATTAAAAAGCTATTAAAGTTTTGGCAAAAATAAACTTTATTTTTTAGCTGAAAAGGTTTAAAGTTCTACTATTGAGAAAGGAAGTCGAATGAATATTTTTTACTTGGACGCCAGTCCAAAAGAAGCAGCTATGATGCATTGCGATAAGCATTGCGTCAAGATGATACTCGAGACTGCGCAACTGCTAAGCACTGCGCACCGAGAGCTTGATGGAGACTGGTGGGCTGATAAGGTTGGCTTGTATAAGTCGACCCATAAGAACCATCCCTCCGCAGTCTGGGTTCGTGAAAGTTCCGAACACTACTGGTGGACACTAGGCTTGTTCGTATATCTATGCAAGGAATACACAGCTCGCTATGGCAAAACCCACAAGAGTGCGGAGCTTATGCAGTTGATTTGCATCGCACCTATGAATATAGAAGAGATTGGCTTCACAGAACCACCCCAGTGCATGCCTGATGAGTATAAGTGCGAGAGCACAACCGAGGCTTATCGCAACTATTACTTAGGTGAGAAGATGGGCTTTGCGAAGTGGAATTATAGTCCTGCTCCGGAGTGGTCTTATGCTTAAAATAGTTGGAAATGATATAGAGCTTGACGGCAACAAGATCGCAAGGCTCTTTGATATAAATGGCTTCCTGCGAGGTGAGCTTCAAGAAATGTTCGACAAAGCGAACAACTACAAAGAAGATGTAAGAAGCTCTTATGAGCTGGGAAGAGACGAGAAATGAATAGTGCTGATAAAAATTCACCGATCGCTTGCATGGAACAGGCTCTCGAGACATTCCGAGAGCGCAATAAGATATATGGCGACAACTACCACCAGCACGGCAAAGTCATGATGGCTCTGTTCCCGAATGGTGTAAACCTTTCAACTGAAAAGGAGTGGAACCGATTTGGCATAATCAACATGATTGTTTCAAAGCTCACTCGATACTCCCAGAATTGGCCAGGATCACACGAAGACTCCATCCATGATATGGGTGTTTATTCTTTTATGTTGCAATCTTTAGACAGCGAGGATAAATAATGATTATATTCGATCTTGAAACAACAGGCTTGCCCAAGGCTGAAGGCTCCGACCTAGACCTGCAACCTAGGATAATTGAGTTCGGTGCTATAAAGTACAACGACAATCTTATCGGCAAAGGAGAGATGCGGGAGGACGCAAGGCTAGAGTTCTTTTGCAATCCTGGACACCTGCTCGATCCTAAGATAATAAAGATCACAGGCATAACCGACGATATGCTAAAGGACGAGAAACCATTCATAACCAAGGTCGATGAGCTGACGGACTTCTTCCTAGGTGAAAGAGACATCGTTGCACACAACTTGCCTTTCGACCGAAAGGTTTTAAGGTTCGAGCTGGAAAGGCTCGACAAAGTAACTAAGTTCCCATGGCCACCCAACCACATCTGCACAGTTGAAATAGGCCAGAAGGTCTGGGGCAAGATGCGCAAGCTGGGAGACATTTACGAAGAGCTATTCGACGAGAAAATAGACGGTGCCCACAGATCAATAAACGATGTTGAGGCAACTGCGAGAATTGTTAACTGGTACATAGACAGAGGAGAATTGTAATGGCA